AGCCGTTCAGCTGGTTGGTCATGAACTCGTCAGAAACAGAGCGGTAGCCACCCGGCGTTGCATTAACGTCTGGGTTGATGCCATCAGTCTGCTGAGACGGGGTCAGCCAGAGCTTACGAGAATAAGGACGCAGGCCGTACAGCTTCATGCGATCCAGTTCCACATCCGCCGCCTGCATCGCACCCCAACCTGTCCATTGCTGGGAGGTGAAGGAGATAGACAGTTCGTTGGTCTGTGGACCGGTGTTCGGATCACGGTCGCCCGTATCCTGACCGGCCGCTTCTGGAATCATGTTGGTGAGCCAGAAGGCGTTCTGTGCTTTGCGCTGGTACGCATCCGGTTCGATATACAGCACAGTCATGCTATACATGTCCGGCAGGAAGTCAGGCACGTTCGGGTTGATTGCAGCAATCCCCGGGTGCCCTGTGTCCTTGTCCATGATGCCGTACGTCAGCCACGCCCACAGCATGTTCTGGAACACCTTACCGTGTTTATCCGGCGTGGTGTGCGTCACAGCTGAGATAGCTTCGGTAACCATACCCGCTTCATACTGGATACGGTTGTTACGGCCCTGCTGGGTTTGCACCGCTTCGTGGCTCAGGGTCTTGTCCAGACCAGAGATGGTGGAGTGCACCTCAATGAAAGACTTGATTGCCTGACGCCAGATAGCGGGGTTCGGCATGTAGTCCACCCATTTCGGGTATTCCATCACACGGGCGATGACGTTACGACGCAGACGGTGGGCGTTCGTAACAAACTTACCAACCTGTCCAACCGGGCCGTTCTGGGCCGAGGAGAATGGGTTGACCATGTCGTATTTACCGCCGTCGACATGCAGGCCTTGGTCAGGAAGGACCAAACGTTCAACAAGTGCCATGTTCTATCACCCCCGACGTGTCACTTTGATAGTGGTGTTGAATTGAGTCAGCAATACACCGCCGGCACAGTTCAGGTCCAGTGTGATTGAGTACCCGTTCGCGATGTCTTCTGCTGTGAAGTAGGCTTTTGGCGTGATATCAGCGATACCATCCAGACGACCTGCTAAACGAGCAATGATGTTGTTTTCAACATCCTTCGCTACTTCGTCACGGGTCATGCGGTCTTCACCAGTGGTGTCGGCCCATACACGATCCGAAACGCGGTAGACGTAGGTCATCGCGGCGTTGAACATTGCGTTGTTCAGAACGGAACGGTCTTCGCTGTAGATAGACTGAATCGCCGGAATGAACAGACGGTAGTAGTCGAAGCTACGCGCGGTGATGAGGTTCGCTTCCCAGTCGGAGGCGTACACGTCATTACCCTTCCACGGCTGTGACAGGTCAGCCAAATCTTCAATCACGGTTTTGGAACCGCGGTTAAAGCGAGCTGCTGTCTTACAGATACCGTCGCCCGCACCCATGTACTTGGAGAAGAAGCTTGCGATACTGTAGAGCATCGGCACGCGCTTTTTCCAGCTGGAGTTACGGATGATGGCAGACTGGCCTGCAATCAGACCACGCGCCGCCGGGGTGCCGAAGAAATCGGATTCCGGGATGGAGGTGATCATTTCGTTCAGCGCAATCTTCGCGGCTTCTTCCGTCTGGTCGTCGTTGATACCTTGGTTGTGCACGTGCGTACACAGTGCCAAGAAGGTATTACGGGAACCGCCGAGGAAGTTACACAGCGACTGTTTGGTTTCCATGCTGAAACCGGAGTCCCAGAGGAAGCCCAGTGAGTATTTCAACTCATTGTCGTAGCGCACTTTACCGCCGTCCGGGAACAGCTGCATTTCACGGCTGACGAGTTCGTCATAGACGTCGTCATTCATGGTGCCATCTGAACCGCCAGACAGGAAGTGGATATTGCTGCCACCCAGAATCGCTTTGCCGGTCACGGTTGCAGAGTTAACCTGCAGGCCGTCGTACAGACCACCGTTCAGGTCGTAACCTGCGAAGATGTCCACGAGCCATTTCGACTTAGGCGCTTTCGGACCCACAGCCGCGAAGGCCAAGTCCAGAATCGCTTCCATGTTTTCTTGGTACACGTAGAACTCTTCGAACGGGCCGTAATCCGGCAGGTTGCCGTAGTCAGGCAGCTTGTTACGGTAGCTATCCGCAACAACGTTGGCGAAGTCCAAGTCCAGCTTCATCGCTTGATAATATGCATCAGGCATAAAGCTGAAGTTGATGCTGCTGAGTCCAGCGATTGTCTTCCAGATAACGGGAGACGTAACCCCTTTCAGGGTTTCGAAGAACTGCAGGCTGAACACGCGCGCGCCAACGTCTTCTTGATACTTCGCCGACAGAGCCGGTGAAGATTTGGCATGCAACGGAACGAGTTTATAGCCGAAGCCATTCGCGTCCGCGCCCGCATATGGGGCTTTGATGTCCCACATCGGATAAAGCTTGGACTTCTGACCGCCGGAACCGGTACGATCGCCATCGACGACTTTACCATTTTTGAATTCACCGGTTTGTTCACTGATTTCGACAATGCGATAAACAATGTCCAGACCCGTGACCTGTGAATCTACTTTCGGTTTACCGTCAGCACCGTACTGCACTGCACCGTTGGCGTCACGCGCGTATTTGGGAACTTCCGTTTCCAGTACGTCGGCGACCATGCGGTGCGTTGCGGTTGCGGCATCATCCGGCACCAAACGCTGCATCATCATCTCGTTCGCGTTAGCGTTGAACATCGCCATGAATGGGGTGTTGAACGTAACGAACGGACTGCGCAAATCGAACAGGTTGCGTCCGAACAGAGACAAAGCATTATCCCCGACAACCGGGAACGCCTCGTTGTCCACATTGCGCTGCGCGAAGGTGAAGATCAGCGGCTTATGAATCGGGTCACCGGTTGGTGTCCGCACAAGCGGTAGGACAGAGATATCCTGCCACCCCTGCTTGTTATTCAATGGCGCGCCGTTTCGTGGAATAAAAATACTCATGGACGCTTCTCCATACATTCGTCTTTAAAGACCAGATGGTCATACTAAGGTAATCACCCATGGCTCTCGAAAACGCTTACACAGGCAACATCTTTCGCAGCTTTGATATCACGTCAATCAAAGCCCAGATTCTTCTGGCACGCGGACTCAATCAAACAGTTGCGCAGTCGGATGAAGTCCACTACGTGGTCGAGACTGCCGATGTGACACCGTTTCCTCTCCCGATTATTATCGAGAATGACGTGTATGTAGATGCACGTACATTTACCACGCTGGATAAAACCGGCGCGCTAAAAATTCGAAACCCGATCGAGCACGCTATGCGACTCGACCAGGCCCGTTGGGAATTGGTGTGGAAACGGAACAACGGTAAGTTGGGTGCGCTCATGGCGCAACTGCCCTACCACCATGAAGTTTTCAGTAAATGGGTGAGTGATACAATCTCTCATGCATTTTCACTCGCTCCATATCAAAGCGGGCAAGTTCAAGCTTTGGCTGCAATGTTCTCAGTTGGGCAGTTCTATAACAACTTTTCTGACGATGCGCAGATGTTCCGGTTGCAGCAATTAATGAGCCGCGACCTCGGGATTCCGTTCAACTTGTTTGAGTCGGTGACCGGGAATACGGAGCACCTGTTCCCACGCGACGCCACTGAGTTTGTGGAAACCCTGAAGGCCGCAGACATCACGCCACGCCTGAGCGACTTCTCTGTCTTAACCCTGAACCAAGCGCTGGCAACCAGCTTCTTTGGTGTGAGTTACGACAAACAGTTGTGCTGGAGTGCGATTGAATATCCGCCGTCTCTGCTGGTGATGATCAAAGCGTGCTTAGAGCATAACATGTACAACCGCTCCCGTTTGGGCGGTGTGGTGAAGAAAACCAACGTGTCGAAGAAAAAGGACAAGTTCCTCTTTACCTACAACACGATTCTGAACCAGTCGTCTAAACCGACCAACATACAGTAAGAGGCACGTCATGGAGAAATGGCTCGTCCACCACGCAGCGCAAAATGCGTGGCAGCGCCCGTATCTCGATGGACAACTGAATGTTCGCCCTGCCCGTTTGACTCCGGTCACGGGCGGGATTAACTTTGTGCGTGAAGGCGGGGGCTTAACCCCGATGCCAGACCAAGGTTCATGGTGGCACGTTTTCCATATCGGAAAGCTGCACCCGAGCTACGGCAATCTGGCCATTGGGGCCGGGATGTGGAAACGCGTCTCAACCTGCATCAATGTCTTTAGCGCATTCATTCTGTTGTACAACGAAGCGGGTGTCACGATTCCGGCACACAACGCGTATTTCTACCGTCGCCCGAACGGTGCGGTGTTACTGGCCATTCCCCAGTCTGACCGTTACAAGTGGCTGGAGACTGACGGTCTGTACGTGCGCTTTTATCCGGGTTATGACGGCGGCTCTAATGCCCCGTTGGTGAACCCAACCAGTATTGAGTACCACAGCATCTCCACCCTGCAGAACCGGCAGAAAGCGTTTGACCGTTATTCACTGCTTCGTTCAACCGCCAAAGGTTACGTGACGCTGTGGGTGAACGGCAAGTGCATTGATAACCCGGTGACCTCGGATGTGACGTTGTGGGATGATTTTGAAATCCGTATCGACGGTCGTGTCAAGCGCGTGGTGGATTTCCGTTGTGGCGACCTGCCAAGCTTTATCTCGGAGCTGGATGGAAAGCGTAAGTATCTCTTGCACTTACCCAAACAGAACGGGACGTGGGCGTTTAACAACGACATCGAAATCCATGTGCTGTACAAACGCGAAGTGCGTTACTACCACCGTCACCGTCAACAGGCTGTGCGTAACCTGACGTGGAACGACTTGTCGATTCCAACCGAGCGTATCTCGCAGCTGCTGAACTCGTACTCCACGGGTGTCAGTGATATCGATGACATCACCATTCGGGTGCTGATTCGTGACGACTTCTTAGACTTGCCGCCGTTGTTCAATACCGACCATGTGCACGACCTCTACAAAATGAGCGATGACCAAATCATTGCGGCGTTAGTGGGTGCGCAGGCGACGTTACCGACGTGGCAGGCCTCGAAGCTCGAACAGTCTTACGCAAACCGACTGGCCGCTGCGAAGCCGCGTAACATCACCCGTGAGTTCTGCACCAAGGCGTACGGCTACAATGCCATTACGCGTTATGCCGCAGACACCCCGCAACGTCTGTCACTGGACGCCCGTGGTTGGTTCTGTGAACTCCCGGCACTGTTGGCCGAAGAGTCCGCGGTGTACGAGTACGACGGCAACGGGCTGCTGTTGGGTTATCAGGCGCACAAGGGTGGCAGTGTCTATTACGCCAAGAACCCGAAAGCCCGCATCGTGGAAGCGATCGCAGGCTCAGCCGGGACCTCGGTCAGTATCACGGACAACGCACCGGACTTCACTATCGCTGATGGTGACAACGTGGGACTTTGGATTCGCATCGTGAAAAGCGATGTGCCAACCGATGACTACTACGCTGCGGTGGAAGGGGATGACTACACCCGTAATGGCAATCTGATTACGTGGAAGGTTGACCGCACCCGTCGTCACCCAACAGTGATTCACGACAACCAGCACCTGTTCTTTGAAACCACCGTGAAGTTAACGGAAGGTGAGATTCGTGTGCCGGTGACAGCGACGAACCAGAACGGCGATGCGCGGACGTTGTGGATTCCGATGGAGACGGTCGAGGCGTGGTTAAACGGTCACCCACTGGTGCACTCGATTGACTACGTGACCCATTGGCCGGATGTGGCGGTGGTGTGTAAGTCGTGGTCATCAGACAGCGACAGCAACCGGATTTCGATTCGTGCACGTGGGGTAACGGGCGAGTTAAAGATTCCGAAATGTGGCTTTGTTGCCAACGGGCTTTTCTCAAACAACTCCCACTTCGATGTGCGTGATGACAAAGTGATTCGTGTTGTGGCCGGTGGCGGTCTGTTACTGCGCGATGATGTGGTGTTCCGCGAGGACTCCTCTATCGGCTCCGATATCGTGGCCGACGGTTTCCCGTTCTCGGTGGATGACCCAACGATTCCGTTACGGGATACAGTCGTGGGCGACACCTACGAGTTGCGTGATGCAGCCCGGGCATTGGACAGCGCTGTGGAGGATTACCTCTCAGTGAAGTTACCAACGCCACCACCAAACCCGTTGGTGGAGATTCCGCACTGGTACCATCTGTACTCGCCATTGCTGAACAAACTACTTTGGGACCATAAGTCCGGTGCCCTCACGTTGGTTGAGGATGACCCGAACTATCGTATCTCCACGCAACAGCTCGATGAGATTATGACGCGGTATAACTACCTGCTGAAATTCGACCCGGCTTACGTGGGCTACGATGAGGTCTTTGTGAAGGTGCACCCACACATCCAGTATTCTGTCATGGAAGTGGATGAGTTGATGTTTGCGTTTGCCGACCGGGTGAACCAACGTTACTTGCGTGGCAAAGTGCAGCTAAACCAGTATCTCAAAATCAAGGGCTAAGCCATGGCTTTATCTTCAGGCATTATCGACAAGGACCGCGGCTGGCGTCCGTGGGGTGCCGCTGATCTTTACAACGATATTACCCAAACGGGCTTTGTGCCGAACCCAACCGACTGGATTTATCACCCGGACACCAACATCGTTTATAAAGTGCTCACCGTTAACTACAGTGTGCCTTCGTGGACGGTGGAACTGTTAAACGGGATTCCGTTGGTCAATGACGGCAAACCGCTGGGCGGGCATTATCCTCTGCGCTCGGATAAGTTTCGCATCTACGTCGACTCCAGCAAAAACCCGGCAACCTTAGCGTTTGATAAGAACGTGACATGGAACGGGGCGGACTTGGAAGGGATTCGTATCTTCCGTGGAACGGACATTACCGACAGTGGTGAAATCCTTTCCGGGTCGTACAAAGATGGCCGACTGGATAAAACCTATCTGCCGCTGCAGGCGATTTCGAACCAAGGTGCACAGACGGCGGTGAAGCAGGCCCTTCCGGGTGCCTGTCTGGCTGCGGTTGAGCACGGTGACATGTTCAGCTTTGTGGTGTACGATGATGTGGGTAACGGCGTAGCGATGGGGTCAGGGTATATCGTCAAGACCAACTTGGTGATGGCACTCGAAACCCCAGCCCGTACTGTGCTCAACATCAAACTGGTGAGTCCGTTTATCTCGGGTGATGACTCCTCGGTGTTGACGCTGCCGATTAACATGCCACTGGAATCCATCCCGCTGTGGTGTGAGGTGCAGTACAACGACGGGATAAAAACACTCGCTGTGGATGGCTCTCGTGTGAAACTGAACGGTCTGCGTAACTCTGGTGCGCACGACACGTACTACATTTCCTCGAACGCCGGTAACGAGTTGCCACTGACGTTAAGCTACCAGTTGGCGAAGGGTGAGTCGTATGCGGGTGATAACCTTATCGATGGCAAAACCATTGTGAAAGATTACACCGCCGTGACCGAAGCGGTCGATGGGGCCTACTCCATGAAACTGTTTGTGATTCCAACGTGGCTCGATTCCACACGCGGCTATCGCTTGCAGTATCTGTTGTACAACCTGACCCGTGGTACAGTTTACGATGCGACCTCACAAATCACCTACACCGGGGGCTCGTCGTTTGACCCAACGCTCTACGGGGTGAAGCAACGCCTTAACGTGCAATGTGACATCAGCAAGGTCAACACTGCCTACCGTCCGTACACGCACCCGCAATCCTTCAGTGTCACGCTGATGAATCCGGGTACGGAGAAAGACACCAACTTCACACTGGAGTATCTGCCTAACGGGCTGAAGTACGGTGAGAAGATTTGGGCGGAGTTTAAATACTCCAACGTCACCTACTCTGAACTCGATGTGTCTTGTCAAAAGACCTCGAAGGCAGAATGGTTGGCGGCACTGTTCGACCCTGTGTACCCGCTGTACGATCGTCGCAACGAAGATGGCCCACCGGTGCCTACCCATTTCCAGATTCACGTAGGGGGCAATATCTACACCTACGAAATCGACGACTGGATGAGCAAGAAGGTCATCAACTACAAAGTGGGGCTGGATGCGTCACTGGTGATTCGTTGGCTGCGCCGTACTCCGACTGATGAGCTGCAATTAGGGGCAACCCCGATGTTGGCACACCACATCGATTAAAAAGAACTGCGTACCCCCGGCCGAAAGGTCGGGGGTACCGGGAGGACTGTATGATCTTACGCGAATCGGATTGGGGAAGCCATCCCGGTGCGATTATCCACGACAACACACGTAACAAGCACTTCTTAGGATTTGCGGATACGTTGCTGGGGTTGGGGGTACAACACTATTACCTGCATCTTGCGTTGCACAATCCCGACCTGAAAGACGTTGACCCGTTTGACCCTAATCTGACGATTCAACAAAAGGCGGACATCGTTCACGAATGTGCAGAGAACCCGTGGTACTACTTCCGTGAATGCTTACGCGTTCCGGCAGATGGTTCAACCGGTGTCCCGTTTAAAATAGACCGCGGTAACTTTGCGCTCTACTGGATTTTCTTTAACAACATCGACGTCGCGCTGGAGTTCCTCCGTCAGCACGGTAAAACCATCGGTGTGGCCTCACTGGAATCGTGGCTTCTGCGCTTTCTGGAAAACTCGCGTACCATCCATGTCACCAAAGGGCCGGTACTGCGTGAGGAAACCATCAACACCTTGAAACGTCTGCGTGACGGTCTGCCGGATTACCTGTGGCCGATTCACAAAGATGACCCGGACAACAAAGAGTCGTTTGCCTGTCTGGCCATGGGGAACAAACTGATTACCGCGATTGGTCAGAACGACCAGCAGTCAGCGAACGGTGTGGGTCGTGGACTCACCGCCGGCCGTCTGTTCTCGGATGAAGGCCCCTTCACCAAACACATTCACGACATCTTACCCGCCGCACTGGGTTCCGGTACCGCGGCGCGTCGTATCAACGAAGAGAACGG